TCATTCCGCCGCCTCCATTCCGCGAGGCGCAACCATCTCGCGGACGACCCCGACGATGCCTTCGCGCCGAATGTCCACCTCAAGCCCTGCTGCGGTGGCGGTGACACGCCGGACGAGAAGTTGGATGATCCGAGCCTGCTCGGCCGGGAACAGCTGTGCCCAGAGCGCGCGGAACTCATGCAGCGCCGCGATGGCGTCGGCTTCCGAAGCTGCACCCTTTTCTTTTTTCAGGGCTGCCATCACCTGCGCCACTACCTCCGGCGTCTGCAGAATGCGCCGAACCTCGGTCACAACCGCGTCCTCAACCATTCCAGCCGCCAGCCGCATCGGGGCTGTCTCTTCGCCGGTCTCTCGGTTCCGGATGACGTCCATCGATACATAGTAGCGGTAAAGCTTCGCGCCCTTCTTCGTGCTGGTGGGGGTCATTGCAGCGCCGGTGTCGCTGAAGATAAGCCCTTTCAGGAGAGCGGGGGTCCGCGACCGGCTGTTATTGGCGCGTTTGCGGGGGCTCTCCTGCAGGATGGCGTGGGCCCGATCCCAGAGGGCTTCGTCGATGATGGCATCATGCTCACCGGGATAGGATTTGCCCTTGTGGACCGCCTCGCCGCGATAAACACGGTTCTTGAGCAACCGGTAGAGATAGCCCTTGTCGATCAGCGTGCCCTGCTTGTTGCGGACCCCCTCGCGGCGAAGTTCGCGTGCCAGAACCGTGGCGGAGCCGAGTTCGACAAATCTCTCGAAGATGCGACGGACCGATGCGGCCTCTGCGTCGTTCACCACCAGCTTACGATCCTGCACATCGTAGCCGAGCGGCACGTAGCCCCCCATCCAGATCCCGCGTTTGCGGGACGCGGCAACCTTGTCGCGGATCCGCTCGCCGATCACCTCGCGTTCAAACTGGGCGAAACTGAGCAGGATGTTCAGCGTCAGCCGCCCCATCGAGGTGGTGGTGTTGAACGACTGCGTGACCGATACAAAGGTGACGCCGTTGCGGTCGAAGATCTCGACCAGCTTGGAGAAATCCATCAACGACCGCGACAGACGGTCGATCTTGTACACCACAACCACATCGACCAACCCATCCTCGATGTCCGTCAGAAGCTGCTTGAGGCCGGGTCGTTCGAGATTGCCGCCGGAGAACCCGCCATCGTCATAGCGGTCGCGGGTGGCGACCCAACCTTCAGATCGCTGACTGGCGATATAGGCCTCGCAGGCCTCTCGCTGAGCATCGAGGGTGTTGAACTCCATGTCGAGACCTTCTTCGGTCGACTTGCGAGTATATATGGCGCAGCGCAGGCGGCGGTTCGGGCGAGCGGCGATATCCATCATGCTTCCTCCCGTTTCCGCTCACGCAGGCCGAAGAAGCGATAGCCATTCCAGCGTGTGCCGGTGATGGCGCGGGCCACAGCCGAGAGCGATTTATACTTCCGGCCTTGCCAGTCGAAGCCGTCTTTCAGCACGGTTACCGTGTGCTCAATGCCGTCCCATTCGCGGATGAGTTTCGTGCCTGTGACGGGATTTCGGGGATCAGCGATCCGGTGCTTGCGCCGCGCATGCCCCTCGACCTCATCAGCCAGCAGATCCAGCATCCGGCGCGTTTCCCGGTCGGGGCCGCCGTAGGTCAGTTCCTGGATGCGATAGGCAATCCTGAATTCCAGGAACTTGCGGCTGTTGTTCGGCGCGGCGTTGCCGAAGAGCTTCTCCCATTCGGCTTTCAGCTCCTTGACAGACATCGCCTTCAGGGCGGCCAGGCGCAACAGCACCGTCTGGTCCAGGCTTGGATCACGACCCGGTTGTGCAGGGGTTATCTTATTGTGTTGCTTCATCAATTCCTCCGATACGGATACGTTTTGCACGACGACCACCGCTCTTTCGGGGCGAGAAGTCCACGAAACTGTCTCCGTTCTCGGCAGATAAACCGCTGGACTGTGCAGCGTTCAGGCGAAGGATGCCTGTAGCCAGAATGCGACCGAGTTCTTCGAAGCGTGCACGGGCTGACATCTTGTCCGGACACAAAGGATTGGGCCCCGAAACCGGGGTTGAGATATCATTAAGCATTGGAGCGCCTTTCGGGTTGTTGCCCTATCTGGGCTTCAAGCGGCGCTGGTATTCAAGTTAAAACAATGGGTTGCGGGGCTGGTGCGGGATGCTGCGTGCAGGATCGGGTTTGTAGTGTGAGGCCCGTCAGTGCCGTGTCGCGGATTGGACCATCGAATCTGTGTCGAGTTTCAGGGCCGTTTTCCAAAGCGGCGTTTTGGTGAACAGGCTATCTTGCGAGCGAAAGGACTTATCGGGTCGAGTTTCCTGAAGAAGGCCAGTCCAGACGAGAGGGCGCAGGACCTGAGTGTAAAGGCTGCCCATCATCTCATCGTAGCGTGGGAAGGGGCTGGGAACGGGTTCGCCGAACAAGATCTGTCGCAGGTGGGCGCCCGCTGCGCCGTCCTCAGTCTCGACGTTGAGGACGTTGAGGAAGACGTCCCAGTTGCCCGGCAGCATTTGGTCCGGGGTCCGTGACCAACCCGAATGATCGATTTCAAAGAGGTAGAACGGCGTTATGATCCCGAACAGACGTCCGGGTTGATGCGCCAGCTCCGCCCCTGACTTCGTTAGCTTGAAATTTCCCTTGTAGTGCCGACCCATCTTCAAAGTGGTCAGCAGGAAGTGAACATCCCCAAGCGGCATGAAGTCATGTTCGTTGAGCACTTTGTTGACGGCGAAGAGGTCCGCCTCGCTATGCCCGGGCCAGTCGAATTCCGCCGCGGCCCAGTGAACGAAATTTCGCTTGAAGGCTTTTGACGGGGTGAGGCCGATGGAACCATGCTCTTGGACATAGGCGAAGGTTTTCAGAACCCCGCGCAGGAGCGGCGAGAAGCTTAAGGCGGGATCATCATCAGCGAGGGACCGGAATTCGATCACCTCAAATCTCCCGCGCAAACCAGCGGATGCGGCCGATGATATGGATTTCTTCTGCGCTGCGCTCATAGGGGCTGTAGAAACTGTTGTCCGAGATCACCCGCACCGCGGGCGGATCGCTGTTGGGCACATGCTCGAGCCGCTTGGCCACTAACCCCATGCCATCATCCAGCACGAAAATCCCTGGCGGGTTGGGTGCGCGCCGGGTCATGTCGACAAGCACCGTGTCGCCGTCGAGCAGGGTCGGTGCCATGCTGTCGCCTTCCACATGCATGATGCGCAGCTGCGAAGGACTAGCCTTGAGGCTGCCCTTTATCCAAGAGCGGCGGAAGTGATACGCGCGGCCAGCCGTATCGTGATCTTCGGTCACCACCGCGCCACCGCCCATCGATGGACGCGGACTGGCATGCGCGATCGCCACGAAGGTCTCATCGGGGTTTTCGATGAAGGGCGGCTCACCCTCAACCTCGCCGATGCCGTGGATCAGCCATTCCCGCTCGACCTTCAGCACGCGAGCGACCTCGGCCAGCTTATCGATGCCGGGTCGCGTCGATCGCCCGCGGAGGATGTCGTAGACGAAGGATCGGTTCACGCCGGCCATTTCGGCGACATGGGCGGGGCTGAGCCCGAGTTGCTGAGCACGGGCGCGGAGGCGATCAGAGAGCGTATGATGCTCGGTCATGTTTTCCCCAGAGGACTGTGGATCAAATAGGATAAAACAGGATTGATCGGAGGGCGTCAAGGAATTAGAACAAAACCTAAACACTCAGCGGCAGGAATCGGAGGTCAGATGGAGATCGAGAAGGCGTATTTTACTCTGCCGGAGATCCTCGATCGCTGGTCCATCTCTGAGGCCGATCTGATCTATCTAGCAGAGAACGACAAGCTGCGGCTGTCGGTGCGCGTTTTCGGTGTGCCGTTGGAACTGGGTGACTACGAGGAAACCCATGAGGGTGAGCACTTTCGGGTGCCAACCGAGCAGAGCCGGTTCAGCGGTCTCTTGGATTTGTATGCGCAGGACGTCTTTCAATTGTTCCGGTGCAGCGAAGTCCATCTCAGCGATTTTCGGACGCCACGCGCATCCTATGCAACGCTCAATGGCGATGCTGATCCGATCTTCGTCATGATTGGTGATCTGCTGCTAAGGCGCGAAGAACGTGATCGATTCGAAGCGGAAACAGGGTTCTCGGGCGCGGAAACCGGGCCGCAGCTACCGGTCTTCAGCGCGTCGCCTGATTATCAGGATGTCCGTTGTGGCGGGCATCAGTTCCGCTTGGGGCCGATCCAGGCGCAAGTTGTCCGCGCGCTGCATGAGGCTGCGCGGCGCGGCGAGGCCTGGCAGAGCGGCAAGGCGATCCTGTCGGCGGCGGGCTCTAAAAGCCTGAAGATGTCCGACGTGTTCAAATCCCAGAAGCAGTGGCGCACCCTGATCGAATCGAATGGGCGCGGCAACTACCGCCTGAACTGCGGCTGATTTCGGCCCGTCTCGCTCTGCCGCACGCGTCCTTTCGCCTCCACAGTGGGATGCTCCGGGGGATGAGAGTGGGATCACCATCCCCCACCACCGCCTTTGCCACTGAGTTGAAAGACGCAAATTGATCCCCCTCCGTATCCCACTTCGATCCTGACGACATCCCACAGCAGGATTTCGCATCTTCCTCCTAACGCAGCGAGCGACAGGAGATGAAGATGCAGCTCAAACACCTCAGTCAAAAAGAACTAGCCCGGCGCTGGAACATCTCGCACCGCACGCTTGAGCGATGGCGGTGGGCCGGTGAAGGCCCGCAGTACATGAAGCTGGGCGGCCGTGTGGTTTACCGCATGGAGGATATCACCGCGTTCGAGCAGGCGCAGCTGCGGCACAGTACCGGCGCGGATGCGCAGGCCGGTGCCGCATGATGGTCCGGCTTGATGACTTTACGGCCGACCGGGTGGTGCCTTTCTGCGCCGCTAACAGCCTGGACGAGGTCGGGTTCTGTGCGTGGATCGCGCAGGCCGAACCCGGCGAGACGCTGGTTTATCACCGCGGGTTCCTGGCAGTCGATGCCACTGCCGTTCTGTCGAAACTGCCTGCCGACCGTCAGCGCGCCTTGCGTCAGGTCGCGGCCGCCGCCCTTCGCGCGGCTGAGCAGAACCTTGTCCATCTAGTCCAGGCGCGGATCGGCCCCGACCAATTTGCATACATCGCCATCGCCCGGCCCAAACCCCGGTCCAGCGGCGCCGCCTTGTCGGTCCACCTGCTCGAAGCCGCGTGATGTCCGCCTTCCAAGCTTTTTTCACCGATCACGGAGACCATTTCATGCCTTTCCCCGAGAACACCCCCACGCCGGACGATCTGCCATCACTCAGCGCAGCCGAGATCGCGGCATTGCCAGTCGAGTTGCTGGCAATCCTGCAGCGTGAGATCGACGAGCGTCTGAAGCGTGACAAGGCGGCCAAGACCCGCTTCGATGCTGGGCTCGCTGTCCGCTACGCCACCCGCGCCGCCGAAGAACGGCAGTTGCTGGCGAAGGACACCGGCACCGTCCGGTTCGACGACGGTGACTTCACGGTGGTTGCCGACCTGCCGAAGCGGGTGGATTGGGACCAGGGTCGGCTGGCCGACATGGTTGCGCGGATCGAGGAGGCTGGAGACGACCCCTCAGAGTACGTCGATCTGGCTTTCAAGGTGCCGGAGCGGAAATACGCCGCCTGGCCCGAGGCCATCCGTCAGGGCTTCGAGCCTGCGCGCACCGTTCGGCCGGGCACGCTGAAGGTCGAGATCATCGCGCAGGGGGCTGACCAGTGAGCCTCCCAATCATCAGCGCCGACGAACGTCTGGCAGAGCCGCGCGGCATAAAGGGCTGCATCTTCGGCAAGAGCGGTATTGGCAAGACAAGCCTGCTCTGGACCCTCGATCCCGACCGCACGCTGTTCATGGATCTCGAAGCGGGGGATCTCGCCATCGAGGGATGGACGGGCGCCAGTATCCGGCCGCGCACATGGACGGAATGTCGGGATTTCGCGGTGTTCATCGGTGGGCCGAACCCGGCGCTGCGCGATGAGCAGCCCTATAGCCCGGCGCATTATGCCGCCGTCTGCGACCGCTTTGGCAATCCTGCTGCGCTCGATCACTACGACACCATCTTCGTGGACTCGATCACCGTGGCCGGGCGGCTGTGCTTCGGCTGGTGCAAGGGCCAACCCGAGGCGCTGTCGGAGAAAACCGGCAAGCCGGATGTCCGTGGCGCTTACGGATTGCACGGCCGCGAGATGATCGGCTGGCTCACCCACCTCCAGCACACGCGAGCAAAAAACGTCTGGTTCGTCGGGATCCTCGACGAAAAGCTCGACGACTTCAATCGCAAGGTGTTCCAGCCGCAGATCGACGGCTCGAAGACCGGACTCGAGCTGCCAGGGATCGTTGATGAGGTGATCACCATGGCGGAACTGAAGGCCGATGGCGGCGATCCGTATCGCGCCTTTGTCTGCCACACGATCAACCCCTGGAGTTTTCCGGCCAAGGACCGTTCGGGCCGTCTGGACCAAGTCGAAGAGCCCCATCTCGGCCGCCTGATGGCGAAAATCCGGGCGCCTGCTGCCCCGGCGATGGATCGCCTGACCTACGCCCCACCACCCGCCGATCCGGCGGCTGACGACCAATCCCAACCATAATCCTGATCAGAAAAGGAGGTTCCCCATGGGTTCCTGGAATGATTTCAACGACGCGCAGAGCAACACCAACCTCATCCCCAAGGGCACGCTGGCAAAGGTGCGCCTGACCATCCGCCCCGGCGGTTTCGACGACGCCTCTCAAGGTTGGACCGGCGGCTATGCCACGCGCGGCTCCACCGGCGCGGTGTACCTCAACTGCGAGTTCACCGTGACCGAGGGGCAATATGCCCGGCGCAAGATCTTCACCTTGATTGGGCTTCACAGCCCCAAGGGCCCGGACTGGGCCAACATGGGCCGAAGCCTGCTGCGCGGCATGTTGAACTCGGCGCGCGGGATTTCCGACAAGGATATGTCGCCCGAGGCGCAGGCAGCACGGCGCATCAACGGTTTCGCCGATCTCGACGGCATCGAGTTCGTCGCCCGCATCGACATCGGCACCGATGCCAGTGGCGACGACAAGAACGAGATCCGCGGCGCCATCAGCCCCGATCATCGCGAATATGCGCAGGTCATGGGTGCGGCGCCGGTAGCGGCGGCTCCTTCAGGGGCTCCGAACTTTGCCTCGACTGCGCATCAAACCGCCTACGAGGCGCAAGCGCCAGCGCCGCAAGGGCGTCCCTCGTGGGCGGACTGAGCCTCGGGCCAACTGAGGTGGAGCGCTCTTGCGCTTCACCGACACACGGATGCGGCGAATGCAGCCACTGACCAGTGTCGCGCAAATCCTACCCGCGCCCAGGGCGGCTTCGGATAGATCGGGCACTGATCGCCTATGGCATCCGCGCGGCACGCTCTGCGCTGTCTGCTTGTCCCGCACCCGTGGCTTCGGCTGGTTCAGTCCCCACCAGCCGCGCCCACACAGGATCCGCCGCTGGTTCTGCTCCATGGGCTGCCAGGCGGCCTTCACCCGCAAAGCGAAGAAAGGACCGACCATGGTCGAGTTCACGAATGAGGAAACGCAATCCTTGCCTGCCGTCATGCGCGCGCTGGCCCCGGAAATGGAACGGATTGGCTGGGAGAGACCGCTTGGTCAGCTGTCCCAGGGCGACATGCAGCAGCTGATCATCACCACCATCAACGCGTTCCGTGCCGAGATGTCGAAGGTCACTCTTGAAGACGAGATCCCGTTTTGATGCTGGACTATAACCCACGCCCGTCCATAGCCGAGCGGATCAACGCGCTGGTTGACGCCGCTCTCATTGCCCAGCGCAAGGCCACGCCGCCTCGAACCTATCTGGGTGCCTCTCGCCTTGGGCTTGCCTGCGAACGCGCGCTGCAGTTCGAGTTTGCCAGTGCGTCAAGGAGTGAGCCGGAACAGGAAACGGTCTGGGGGACCGTTTCCCCGGCGAACGGTGCCGACTTCGGCGGACAAACCCTACGGATCTTCGCCATCGGCCACCAGCTCGAGGACCTGGCGATCCGCTGGCTGCGCGCCGCGGGGATCGATCTGGTCACCCAAAAGCGCGATGGCGGCCAGTTTGGCTTCTCCGTGGCGGGCGGTCGTATCCGGGGCCATGTCGATGGGATCATTGCTGACGCACCGGCAGCGCTCGGCATGCGTGTG